ATAGCCATAACTTGTTATTCGTCTGTAATAATTCGGATGTGAATGAATTGATGAGTAAATGGTTCAAGCAAGATGAGTCTGCTATCGAGTGGGCAAGGATGCTTTGGGACACCATTCAGTTATGGGATGACATCTACGATGGCGATGAGGTTGATAAGAATCACCTCAATCTAGTCATGCTCAATACAATGACCAAGATGACCACTAACCTCTTCTACCTACGCCATGTCAGCAAGCTGTCGGCTCAACTTGAGTCGTGCATCCTCCAATGGATCACAGCCAATCGATACGAGGAAGTGGAGGATCAAGACATCGGGGGATATGAGAGAGCTTTTATTCTAAGGGCTGGCTACTACAGCATGATGCACTACATAACCTACCTGATTGGCGGTCTAGCTTGGGCTGACCAGCACTCAACAGAAATATGGTCAAGCTACGGTGAGACTTTTGAACAATACTTAAAGGAGTTTTAATATGCCCGATCCAGTTACGGCAATCGTTTCAGCAGTTATAGGCGCAGGTGCTAGTGTTTATAGCGGGAAGAGTGGTGCGCGGAAGCAAGTTAACTCCGCTAATCAACAGGCCGAGCGAGAAAAGGTCTATCAAAGCCAACAGCTTGAGCAACAACAGGCAGAGTTAGCACAGCAACAGGTTGAGTTTGGCAAGCAACAAGAGGTTTACGCTGAACAGGCAAAGTTCGCTCAAGAGCAACTTCGCATGCAGGGTGAGTCGATAGGCATGCAGGCAAGAAGCTACGAAGAGCAGAAGATTCGATCAGAGAAGCAAGCACAGCAGAACGAGGAACAAATGAACCGAACACTGCAAAAGAAACCAAACACCAAAAAGATACTCAGCGCGGCAAGCCAGAAGTCTAAGGCTGGTGTCGGAGGCACTCTGCTTACTGGCCCAGGCGGTGTCAACCAATCTGACCTAACTCTAGGCAAGAGTAGCCTGCTTGGTTCATAATGAAAAACGATCTGGAGGCTCTGAGGGCGAAGGAAGCTTATTTTAAGCGTTGGTCTAATCTAAAGACTGAGCGTTCGTCTTGGATGCCAGAGTACCGCGAGATTAGTGAGAACTTTCTGCCGAGAACAGGTCAGTTCTTAGTGACCGACAGAAACCGCAAGAAGCATTGGAATCGGATCATTGATAACTCTGCGAATCGTGCGTTGAACATCCTCACCTCTGGATTGATGAGTGGCGCATCGTCACCATCACGACCCTGGTTTGAGATAGAGACAAACGACCCTGACCTTAACAAGAAGTCAGACGTTCGTGTGTGGCTAGATTATGCGAAGGACATACTGCTGACCATCTTCGCTCGATCAAACACATACCGCATGTTGCACTCTTCCTACGAAGAGCTGGCACTCTACGGCACTCACTCTAATATCATCATGCCGAATTACGACAACGTGATTCATCACTTTCCACAAACCTGTGGACAGTATTGCCTGGCAACCGACTACATGGGCAACGTCAACACCTTGTACCGAGAGTTCAACAAGACTGTGCTGGAGACAGTAACTGAGTTTGGATTGAAAAATGTCTCAAGGTCAGTGCAGAATATGTACGGCAACGGCACTCTTGACTCGATGGTAAAGATAATTCATGCGATTGAGCCGAGGGCGGCAAGAGATAAAAACAAGCTTGATGCTCAGAACATGGAGTACGCATCGGTGTATTTCGAGGAAGGCGAGAACAGTTCTAACTACCTTCGTGAGTCAGGCTTTGAAATGTTCAGAGGAACAGCACCAAGATGGAATACGCGAGGCAATGATGTCTACGGTATCGGTATTGGTTCTGAAGCGTTGGGCGCAAACAAACAGCTACAGCACGAACAGCGTAGGAAGGGTCAGGTCATTGATCTGAAAACCAACCCACCTCTACAAGTTCCTGTGCAGATGAAGGGTAGGAACGTAGAGAGACTGCCTGGTGGCATAAACTACTTCAACCCTCAGACACCTGCGGCTGGCATAAGAAACGCATACGAGGTTGATCTCGATGTTGGCACGTTGAGAGAGGACATCTTTGACGTTCGACAGATGTTGCACCAAGCTTTCCATGCCGACATCTTTCTAATGATGAACAGTGCGGTTGATACTCGCATGACAGCGACAGAGGTCGCTGAACGTCACGAAGAGAAGCTGTTGATGCTTGGGCCAGTTCTTGAGCGTCTACACAACGAGCTACTACAGCCACTGGTTGAGATTACTTTCGCGCATGTCGTTGAGGCAGGCATTCTCCCGCCACCTCCAAAAGACTTGGAAGGGCGCAAGCTAAACATCAAGTTCGTGTCGATGCTTGCACAGGCTCAGAAGGCTGTTGGTTTGAACAGCGTTGAGAGAATGATGGGTAGCGTACTGAACGTGGCTCAGGCAAATCCAGACGTATTAGATAAGGTGAACTTCGATGGCTATGTCGATGAGGTTGGAGAGACACTAGGTGTTGATCCGAGGCTCTTCAATGACGAGGCTCAGGTTAAGTTCATAAGAGAAAGCAGGGCTAAGATGCAGGCGGCACAAGCGCAGGCAGACGCTCAAATGCAACAAGTAGAGGCGGCCAGCAAGATGGCAGTGGCTCAAGGAGCGGCACAGAAATAGCCATGTACCGCACAATAAAAAAAGGGACACTCCCACCTTCAGGATGGGTTTTTGTTTCTGGTAGCAAGACCCAAATAAAAGAGCGGCCGACATTGGTTGATAGGGATGAGTCTATCGCGCTCATGAAGGGCGACCCTGGAGAAAAGGGTGAGCGCGGCATACCAGGGCCAATTGGCCCAAAGGGTGAGAAAGGTGAGCATACTGGTATCAAGGGCGACAAAGGTGACAAGGGTGACAGAGGAAGAGAAGGCCCTACAGGAAGGCAGGGCATTCAGGGAGAGACGGGGGAAAAAGGCGATAAAGGTGATGTTGGCCCAAGGGGTGATAAGGGTGAGAAGGGCGACAAGGGTGACGATGGCACTGGATTAAAGTCTGCCTATTACAAAGACAACGCTCTCGTTCTAGAGACAACCGATGGGAGAACCTTAAAGGCTAGTCTAAATATTGAGCGTGGGAAAGATGGCGCGACCATTGCCAAAGTTGTATCAAGCGGACAGGAAGTCTGCATTGAAATGACCGATGGAAAAAAACACAAGTTTAAAGTCAACACTAGTCGGCCGTTTGGTGGGTCTGGTGGGTCTGGTGGGTCTGGTGGCGGCAGTGGCACAGTAACAAGCGTTGCGGTGTCTGGTTCTGATGGAATAGAGGTGGATTCTGGCACGCCAGTGACGACTAGCGGCACGATTGCTTTAGGCTTGAACAAAACCACCACTTTGGCGTTTTTAAACGTAGAGGATGGTGCAGACGCAACCGATACGGCTAACGTAACAAGCGCAGGCGCGTTAATGGATAGCGAGGTTACTAACCTTGCACAAGTTAAGGCTTTTGATTCTGCTGATTATGCAACATCGGCTCAAGGCGCAACTGCGGATACAGCGTTCGGTTGGGGCGATCATAGCGTTGCTGGATACTCTACAGCCACAGGTGTAGAGAATAACGCTGATGTAACAGACGCGACCAATGTTGCTGAGGCTGGTGCGGTAATGGAGTCGGACACCTCTACAGCAAGCATGTCCTTTGCTATTGATGAAGACGACATGGTCAGCAACAGTGCAACTAAGTTTCCTGTACAACAATCAGTTAAGGCTTACACAGATGCGGTAGGAACTAGAGTAACGGCTCTTGAAGCAGAAAGCACACCTACAGGTTCAGTTCATGCCGTAGCCTATGATGCAAGTGCGTCTGTTCCATCAGGTTATCTTTATTGTGGTGGTGCGGCCGTTAGTAGAACTACTTACGCTAATCTGTTTTCTTTGCTTGGAACTACTCACGGTGCTGGTGATGGATCAACCACGTTCAACCTACCTGATTATAGGGGTAGATTCCTGCGCGGATTGGATGATGGTGTTGGGTTAGATACAAGCAGAACAATAGGTAGTGAGCAAGCTAACTCTAACAAGTCTCACTCTCATGCTGTGACTGTAGATTCTGAAAGCCATTCTCATACAGCTTCATCAGCAAATGATACACACAATCACTCTATCACTGTAAATAATGATTCCCACTCGCATAATTTTCGAGCGCAACCAAACACCAATGCTGGTACATCGGGCGGCTCATACATGGGCAACACGAGGCTTGGTTCTGGCGGTGGCAACGTAATCTACACAGAAAGTGTCAGACCAGACACTCACAACCATAATGCATCTTCGGCAAACGATACGCACAACCACACCATCACTGTAGACTCTGACAGCCATTCGCACACAGCCTCGTCAACCGCAGATGGTGGAACAGAATCAAGACCCGAAAATACTTCAGTAACCTACATCATTAAAACATAATGTCACAAGAAGAATATGATGATTTTAAGAAAGCCGCGTGCCGTAATTGTGGAGAGAAGCAACGTGATTTAGTTGTTGAGCTTAAGGACGAGGCGGGAGACGAGTATGCAGAATCGTACTGCGAGAATTGTGCAGAATACGAACATCACGACCTAAAATGGCGCAATAACAAAAACTGGACAGCTTCAGGAGAATAAATGCCAAGTGTAACTATTTCAGCTTCCATGAGTACGAATAAAGTCTGTGTAGCCATAACATTAAAAACAGGATGTATAGTTTATGTCACAAGATGAATTTGACCCTTATGACGAACAAGGTAACTCGGATGAAATAGATCGATCAAGGCTGATGGACAGGCTTGCTGAAGAGCGTGAGAACGATGATATAGCGTGGTTGATGTCAGGTAACACTGGCAGACGAATCATGTACAGATTGTTGGAGCGGCATGGGATTTGGCACTCAAGTTATCAACCAGGCATCGATGCCATGCAGATGGCATTCAACGAAGGCAGACGAGCATTGGGTCTGCAGTTACTAGAAAAAGTTATGGAAGTCGCGCCAAAACGGTACGACTCAATGCTAAAAGAGGCAAAAAAAGAAAATGACAGACTTGCAAACAACGACAGAACAGACTGATACAACAGTAGACGTTAGCGAATCTCAAGAAGTAGAACAAGTTACAAATGTCGAACAGGCAGATCAAACGGTTAACGAAACCACAAACGATCAACCTGTTGGGCAGGAAGTAAAGGCTGATGCGGAGAATGACTCACCAGATGGGTCAGACAATGCAACAACCGAGCAACCAGAAAAATATGAATTTGTTGCACCTGAAGGCTCTGAGCTTTCAGACGTTGTAAACGAAGCTTATTCAGAAGTTGCCAGAGAGTTGAATCTAAGCCAAGAAGATGCCCAAAAGGTTATTGACGCAGTTTCACCAAAACTAGCTGAAAGTCAGCGAAGTGCGATTGAAGCTATGCAAAACAAATGGGCAGATGAATCTCGAAACCATCCTGAATTTGGGGGCGACAAGTTTGATCAAAGCTTGGGGCAAGCAAAGAAGGCAATCGGGCAATTTTCGCCAGAAGGTTTTGGGGAGTTCTTAACAGAGACAGGATTAGGCAACCACCCGATGATGATCGAGTACGCCTTGAATGTTTCTAAAGCGATGAGTGAGGATAGTTATGTGGGACAAGGTGGCAGTAAAGTCAACCGAGGCCCTATGACAAGCCAATCGGCCGCATCCTTGCTTTACACTAAAAGTTTAGAGGAAAATTAAAATGGCAACATTATCAAACACAGCATTGACGCTGATTGATTGGGCTAAAAGACGCGACCCTGATGGTAGCGTACCCGTCATAGCAGAACTGCTATCACAAACAAACGAAGTCCTAGAGGACATGCTCATCAAGGAAGGTAACCTTCCAACTGGTGAACGTGTAGTTATCCGAACAGGGCTACCATCTGTCTACTACCGCATGCTCAACCAGGGCATTCCAAGTAGTAAGTCAACCACAGCCACTATCGATGAGGCTACCGCGATGCTTGAAGCACGTTGCGAAACTGACGTTGATTTAGCGTCACTGAACAACGACAAAGCAGAACTGTTACTCAGTGAAGATCGTGCCTTCTTGGAAGCGATGAACCAAGAGCAGTGCAGTGCATTGTTTTACGGCAACCCGCAGACAGACCCTAAGAAGTATTTAGGTTTGGCGGCACGTTATTCTGACCTTAGCGCAGGCAATGCGACCAACATCATTGATGCTGGTGGTACAGGTTCTGACCTAGCAAGTGTTTACTTGGTATGTTGGGGATCAGACACAGCTTACGGCATCTTTCCAAAAGGTTCTAACGCTGGTCTTGAAACAAAAGACTTGGGCGAAGTGACTGTCTATGATGGCGACAACCGTATGCAAGCTTATGCTCGTATCCACAAGTGGAAGCATGGCTTGGTTGTTAAGGATTGGCGTTATGTTGTTCGTATTGCGAACATCGACATCAGCGACCTACAGGGTGTCACAGGCACACAAGCGACTTCATCTACGACTCAATTGACTCGTTTGATGAACACTGCTCTTTACAAGCTACCTAATCCAAACATGGGCAAATGTGCGTTCTATATGAATCGCTCTGTTCACGCTGGCTTGGCTAACCTTGCATTAGAAAAGTCAAACAATGTTCTAGCTATCGAAAGTGGCTTGAATCAGTTTGGTCAACCCACTAACTGGACGAGTTTTCAAGGACTGCCATTGCGTAAAGTTGACGCATTGAACGTGTCTGAAACTCGCGTAACATAAGGAGTAGATTATGATTACGGATAGCTTATTACGACTCAGCGAAGCGCAGGCATTGACTACCACTGCCGTATCTTCAAACACAGTCGACTTAGGTGTAGCGCGTGACATTGGCTCTGGCGAGACTTTGCACATGCTATGGACAGTTGGTACTGCTTTGGCATCAGGCACTTCGGTAAACTTTGAGATTATCACAAGTGCTTCTGCTGACCTGAGTACACCAACGGTCATTGATTCAACAGGCGCGGTAGTTACTGCAAGCCTTACTGCTGGAAAGCAGTTAGCCTTGAAGATACCAAACCAACTAGATAGTACAGGACAGCAGTATCTTGGCTGTCGCTATACCATTGTCGGCACTTATGATGCTGGCACTGTGACATGCGACATCGTTCTTGATCTTCAAGACGCTAAGAAGTTCTACGCTTCTGGTTTCTATGCTTAACTGGAGTTAACTTATGGCTAAATTTAAAGTGTTAAAACCTACCTACCATGCTGGCGACATTCATCAGGTCGGTAAAATTATCGACTATGATGAGAAGCTTAATGGTAAAGCTGGCCCTAACTTGGAGGCTGTTAAACCTGTAAAGTCATCAGCCAAAAAGGAAGAGCCAGCAAGCTAGGCTTTCGCAATTAAATTAGTGAAAAGGAGGATGGGCGGCATTATGTCGCCCATTTTTATTTATGAGTAATCAAGTTCAACTATGTAACTTGGCGTTGCTTCATTTGGGTGAGAACCCTAGCATTGCCTCGATTGATCCACCAGAAGGAAGCAAGCATGCTGAAGCGTGTGGCACGTTCTTTCCATTTGCTCGTAGGGCTTTGCTGGAAGAGTTCCCATATCACTTTTCCATGAAGCGGGTACAGTTGGCCCAAGTGACTGCAGAAACAACAAACTGGTCTTATGCATACACTGTTCCATCTGACTACATCAGGGCTTTAAATGTGTATGCGCTGGACGCGACAGACGATGCCATAATCCCAAAGATTGAGCCAAGCTATGACGTTTATCCAGAGGGTAAGTACGTCCAAGACGATGCGGCTCAACCTTATGTGATAGAGGCTTTGGCTGACAACACTCGAGTGATCTACACCAACCAAGAGGATGCGGTTCTGCATTACGTTTATGACGTACTAGACACATCCAAATTCAGCCCGACATTCGACATGGCTATCAGTTATATGATGGCATCGTTTCTTTGTGGTGATGTAATTGGTGGGCGAGAGGGTTCTAGCATGGCGGCATCCATGAAGCAGATGGCGCAATCGGTTTCTGCTGACGCACAGGTATTGAGCGCGAACCAATCTAAAGAGAGAATCGATCACTACCCTGCGTGGATAACAGACAGATGACAATAAGCTATGTTCAACAATCTCTGACAGGCGGTGAAGTAACTCCAGAGTTGTTTGCCAAGTTCTCTGACGCTAAGTATCAGACAGGATTAAAAACCTGTGAGAACTTTATTGTGCGTCCACAAGGGCCAGCAGAGAACCGACCTGGTACTCAGTTTGTGCGTGAGGTGCGATACTCTGACAAGGCGACAAGGCTGATACCGTTTAACTTCAACATCAACCAGACGCTAGTCATTGAGGTTGGTGACCTGTACTTTCGGTTTCATACTGAAGGCGCGACACTGCTTAGTGGCGGCACACCATATCAGGTTGTGTCTCCATACCTTGAGGCAGACTTGTTCGATCTTCATTTTGTTCAGAGTGCTGACGTAATTACGATCACGCACGAGAACTATCCACCTGCAGAGCTTAGGCGAACAGGGGCGACAGCTTGGACGTATGCGGTAATTGACTTTGATCCACCCCTTACTGCAGTGGTGGGCGTTACTGCTGTAGCATCAGGACACACTACAGCCGACAAGTATGACTACGAGTATGTGGTAACAGCCTTCGATGCAGACCAGATAAGAGAATCGGTTGCGTCAGCGTCTGCCACAGACGCTGGCAACCTTCTTGATACAGGCGGCATTGTCACCATTTCATGGACAGCTAAGGCAGGCGCATCAAAGTATCGGGTGTACAAACAGCAGGGCGGCATCTTTGGCTACATTGGGGAGACTGATGCAACCTCTTTGGTCGATGACAACATTGGCCCTGACCTGTCAATTGTTCCACCAGAATATGAGACAGTTTTCGCATCAACAAACAACTACCCAAGAACAGCAAGCTACTTTGAGCAAAGGCGCACGTTCGCAGGAACGATTACCGAGCCTCAAAAGATATGGATGACAAAGAGCGGAACAGAGTCGGCCATGTCGTATTCTCTGCCAGTTCGTGACGATGACAGGATTAAGTTTCAGGTTGCATCAAGAGAGGCAAACCCAATCTTGCACGTTGTTCCTATGGATCAATTATTACTGTTGACCAGTTCTGCTGAGTGGAGAGTGACATCGGTAAACTCAGACGCGATAACTCCAGCAACAATCAGCGTAAGACAACAGTCTGTGAATGGCGCAAGCTTGGTACAGCCTGTCATCGTTAACAACTCTGTCGTTTACTGCGCGAGTCGTGGCGGCAGGGTGCGAGAGTTAGGCTACAGCTTTGAGGTTGGTGGGTACATTACTGGCGACTTAGGCTTACGATCAACCCATCTGTTTGATGGTCAAGAGATTGTACAGCTTGCATACTCACAAGCACCCGACCCAATCATTTGGGCTGTGTCAGACTCAGGCTTGTTATTGGGCGTGACGTATGTACCAGAGCAGAAAGTGGGCGCATGGCACAAGCACAGCACCTACAACGGTACTTTCGAGTCAGTTTGCTCGGTTGCAGAGGGCGTAGAGGATCATGTCTACGTTGTGGTGAAAAGAACCATAAACGGATCGACAGTTCGCTACATTGAACGCATGGCTGACAGAATTTACACCCGCGAAGAAGATGCGTTCTTTGTTGATAGCGGCTTGTCTTTGGATGCTAGGGCTACAGTTACCACTAGCGGTGATCAAGTCAGACTGACAGGCGACATCAGTGATCATGAGGTTACAGTAAACTTACAGTGCGATGCCGCTATATTTGACACTGGAACAGACAACGATCTTGGCGACCAGATAATAATTTACGATGGCGAAGAAGAGTATCGCTGTGAGGTTATTGCGGTAGTTAATACTACAAACGCTACTGTGCTTTGCGACAAAGCAATACCTGCTGGATTCTCTGCCTATCAGACAGAGTGGGCGTTTGCTCGTAGAGACCTTGGTGGCTTAGATCATCTTGAGGGGGAAACCCTGAACATCATGTCGGATGGTGCAGAACATCCCCAAAAGACTGTTGTTGGTGGATCGATCACGCTGGATAGACCTGGCGTTGTTGTCCATGCAGGATTGCCGATTACTGCAGAGCTTGAGACACTGCCGATGGCTTTTAATTATGACGATGGCTCGTTCGCCATTGGTCGAAGAAAGAAACCAACAAAGGCGTGGATTCATGTTTATCGGAGCAAAGGCTTGTCCGCTGGCCCAGGCACTAATCCAGAGCTATTGAGAGAATACAAACAGCGAAAAGAAGAGACTTACGGCTCGGCTGTTGATGAGTTTACAGGGCTTGTTGAGTTGCCTATCAAAGGTAAATGGGACGAGCAACAAACCATACTGATCAGACAAAGCGCACCACTGCCTGCATCTATCCTCGGCTTCACCATTGAAATGAGTGTAGGGTAGCCATAACTGTGAATTAACAAACTATTATTGAATACTATGAGCAATACATTCACTGGAATTTATACAGCTAAAGCACTGCCTAACTCTCCAACATCTGGTGGGTCTGTGGTGTATGGTGGGGATTTAGGTGGCGGGATGTCTGCTGGAACAGCGATGGCGGTAAGTGCGGCTATTCAGCTTGCTGGTCAGATGGCTGTCAATTACTACCAAAGCAAGGTCTACAACGCAACAGCCGCACTCTACTCACAACGAAGAGAGTTTAGTTTCAAATTTGATCAGCTTGCATACCAAGGCGCACTGCTCGAGAAGCAACACAACCTGACAGCAAAACAGTTTGAGCTAGAGCTTGCTGGCATCGGCATGAAGATGGATGCCTTAAACTTTATGTCATCTGCAATGCAGTATGAGTTTGAGGGCTTCACCTCTGAGTTAAATGCTCGTCAGGCTGAACAGGAGGCTCAAGGCGTTCTTCTTCAGGGCGAGAGAGACATCGGCAGGCTTACGCTTGCGGCAGGTCAGGAGAAGTCAAATACTCTAGCGAGCCAAGGTGCGCGAGGTGTCGTGCTAGGCGAAGGAAGTACGGCAGAGGTTGTTGCTTCCCAAGACTTAGTCAAAGAGATTGACGCTATCACTATTGAGATAAACTCTGTTTTTGGATCGAATGCAAGACGAGTAGAGGCAACCAATTACAGGAATGCCGCGACATCAGCAAAAGTAAGCGCGGCTAACTCGATGCTGTCATCAGCCTTTGCAAGCCAGAACTCTTCTCTGCCAGGCAAGCTTGGAGCGGTTGCTGGAATGTCAGCAGATCGTCTAGGCAAGAGGGCGGCCAACATTGATTTAGATTACGTTCCTGAGTTTATTACCAATTACCAAAGGCTCTCTGGTGGTCAGGCGGCACTCAATACTTTTGCGAGTGGTGTAGGCACAGTGGCGGCATCATGGTATCAAGCGAGTAAAGGTTAAAAAATGTTCGTACCAAAGCAAAGTCTACAACTCTCTGGTGGTGGTCGCTTTCAGGCAACCAGCGTTCAGCCAGTACAGATGCCAAGAAACTACAGCTACCTCGGTGGGAATGTTAGCGGTGGCGTAACGCGAGGGCCAAACCCTCAGATGGGCGAAATGGACGATGCCGCCTATCAGCAGGACATGCGAAGCGTAGGGGCTATCAACAAGATGACCTCCGACTTGTTCACTGTCATGGAGAAGGTTCAAGAGGACATGGATGTCGCGGCTGTTAAAGACGCTGACAACAAACTCAGTGAGGCTGTTCGTAAGGCGATGAATGACCCTGAGAATGGTTATCTTTCGACTGCAGGCAAACGCGCACTAGCGGCACGACCAGACGTTGAGTCAGGGCTTGTTGATGTTAACGACAACATCATGAAGGGCTTAAGCACTCAGAGACAGAGGGACGCTTACGAACAGACATCTAGACAGAGGCTTTCTGCCGCACTTAACTCGATGGACAAGCATGCCTTGTCGCAGGCTAAAGTTTATAAGGCGGCTGAGTCTGCTGTTCGTGTTGATTCTGCAATGCAGGACGCGATTGCTAATTGGGGAACTTGGGTCGATAAGGATACCAACGGCAACGGCACTGGCGAGTATTACAAATACAAGGCGACCATGCTTGAAGAGATTCGAGGGTCGGTTGAAATGGCAGGGTTCGTGCCTGGTACTCAAGAGTACAACATGGCTGTTAAAACGGCACAGGTTGGCGCACTCACCGAGCTACATAAACAGATCGTTCAGAACATGGTTACAGACGAACGAATCCCTGAAGCAAACGCCTACCTCAATGAGGCTTTAGAGAGTGGCGAGATTGATGGCGCGTCTTACGATGTCATCGCTAAACTCGTTAAGACAGGTGGAGACAAGAAGCAATCACTCGACCTGTACAACGTCATTAGTGGTGCTGATGAAAAGACGCAGATGGATCAGGCGAAGAAGTGGTATGACGATGGGGTTGTGAGTAGCGATGCTTACGACATGCTGGTTAATCGAATCGACAACGGCCGCACAAGACGCAAACAGCAGGAAGCTGAGTTTGAAGATGGGGTAATGATAGACATGCAGAATTGGGCATTTGAAAACCAAGATAAGCTTTGGAGCGACATGCCTACAGACATGCTGACTGCTCTTAAAGAGACAGGCAGGCTTGATGACGCAAAGATTTTTATAGAGAACGGTGCGTTTGCACATGACGAAGATGCGTGGATAGAGTTTACGACTACGCCTCAAGCTGAGTTGGACAAAATGACCCCATCAGAGTTTAGAAACAAGTACGGAAACAAGCTTGATGCACAGCACCTAGCTTCTGGCGAAGACATGGTTGGTAGAGCTAAAATGACAATCGAGGCAGAACAATTTTTAGACGAGAAGGAGAGGGTTAAAACCAGACTCCAGCAGGTCGGTCTTTATTCATACGGAACACCACAAGAGAAAGATAAGAAAAATTTATCAAACTACATGCTTGCTTTTGAGAAGAAGGTAAACCTGTACAAGAAAAGAGAGGGAAGAACAACAGACCTTACAACTGGTGAGTTGAATCAGATACTTGATGACATGCAGATAGATTTTGTTTATGACGAGCGTGGGTGGGGTTCTACAGCAGTTCCTAGAGGTGTGGTTGAGCCTGATAAGCTTGATAACTATTACGTTAAGACTCCATACGGCAATGTTGGGATGGAGACTTTGCCGATGAACAAAGAGCCTTATTACATGGAGATTTTAAGAAACAATAACCTGCCCACCACTACGGAAGCATTTGCCGCATTCTCTGCTAAGTTTGCGGAGTACGAACAAGAAATTAAAGCTACAGGTCACCCTGTGACACCTGAAAGAATTGATCAATTATTGAAACTCGATCTTCGTCAAGAAGATAAAAAAGACAAAGAGCAGAAAGAAAAAGATGCGGCACTAAACGATCTTAATGCTGGCTACATCGTTGGTGTCTTATAATGAGTGATGAATATGCAGAGCTTCTACACTCATGGAAGGTAGAGGAAGATGAGAAGCTAAAGGATCAAACAAATGGTTTAAAGGCAGTAAGCAACACAACCAATGTTGAACCAATCCAAACTAGGGAAGAGCTTTATAAATCTTGGGAGCAAGAGGAAAGTGCTAAAGGGAAGGCATCGCTAGACAGAGCTGTCACAACCAACCCTGATCAATATGCAGAGACATTGTCCCTGTCTGGTAAGGCTGGTCTGCCTGTCGATACCGTTGAGCGAAATCTCGATGAGATAAAGAATCGTGAGCGTGTGAAAGAGATAGACTACGACTCTCTCGCATACAAGAGTCCCGCCCTAGCTGAATCGTTAAAGGACATCGAGTTTGGTAAAGTCTCGCACGACCAGATTGAGAACCTGTCATTCCTTGAAGATGCCTCAAAAAAGTTAGACCCAAATACTTGGTTTGATCGCGGTGATTGGTTGCGTAATAAATCTGATGCGTTTAACTCTGCGATCGCAATTGCGGCAGGTAGCTCGTTGAGCGGTACTGGCACGTTCCTACAGATCATGAAGGATGAAAACGTTGATCGAGACCCAATCATCGAGAATTATAAGAAATCTAAAATGTTTGGCGGTATGGTGGGGTTCGGCATATTGGGATTTGCGGCTGAACCTCTTCAGAAAATAGGAGACACAATCAAAGAGTTTGGTCAGTCAATTGTGCCTGAAAGGATGACTTACGCAGACCAGGTTGTCTCTGGTCTAGGACAGCTATCAACACAGGCTGTGACATTCGCAATAAACCCTACGGCCGCTACTGGATTGATGTGGGGTCAAGGCATCGACATTCAGAAGGATAAGATCAAAGAGGCAGGCGATCTAGATCACGACTACGCAGAAGTTGAAATGTTGGCTGGTGGTGCAATAATTGCGGTGACTGAGTTTCTTGCTACCAAGTATCACCTTGGCCCATCTGCAAAGCTTGGATTAAAAAATAAAGCTTATGACGTAATAGCCACGACATTGAGCAGTGGTGCAGTTGAAGCTGTACAAGAAACATCAGAGTCAATTATCAGGGATGTTACCAATATTCTGATGACAAACCCTGATGGTGAAATTGGCATCGAGCAAGCCTTTGAAGAGGGTGGTGTCGCGGCAACGGTTGGTTTCATATTCCAAACCATTATCAGTGGCGGCCGATACGCGAAAGCACGAAAGACACAGCAGGCGTTTGAGAATCTAAGTGATGCTGTTAAGGCACAAGAGTTGCGCGACAGATCACCAGAAGCATTCAATAGTTTCGCAGAGCGTGTTGCACAGAACATGGCAGACCAAACCGATGGCGCACTGACTGACGTTTACATCGACTCTGAGATTTTCAATCAGATCATGAATGATGCTGGCATTGATCGAGACTTTATCATCGAGCAATACCCTGAGTTAAAAGAACAGTTAGAAGAGACTGACAGCACATCAGGCGACCTAAGACTTCCCATGAAGGATTGGATAGGTAGCGTTGCAGGCACAGACATTGGTGATGCCTTGATGCCTCACATTCGTGCTAGTGAATCAGATTTATCTGTTGCTGAATTGGACATCGCTGAGAGCATGCGCCCATCAATTGAAGAGCGGTTTGAAGAAGCGAAGAAGGAGCAGACTGATAACAAGGCATTCAAACAGAGTGCATCTGCAGTTCGCAAATCTGTGTACGAGCAGATCAAATCGACAGGCGTTTATTCTGATTCAGTGTCACGCCAGTACGCATCGCTGATGAGCAACTTCTTTGTGACTCAGGCAAGGGAGACAGGCAAGACTCCGCAGGAAATGTACGACAAGTATCCGATTAAGATTAGGCGCGAGTTTGATCTTAATAATGGCGATGACGTTACTGCTGTATTGAACCAGGCAAAGACATCGGGATACGAAGGCAATGTAGCAGGCGAGGCTCTAGAGTGGGTTCGTGCCTCTGAGAAGGGTTACGATATGTCCTACGAGGCTCGGATGGAGAGAGCGCGTGATCAAAGGTTCAATCCAGACAAGGTTGTTTACCACTCATCCAAGCAAGACATCAGTGAGTTTGTGAC